ACTACGACAAGTACCACTACTACATCTACTACAACAACATCTAGTACGACAACAACTACAACAATACCCCCCAAAACAAAAGCAGAGTTAGAAGCTGAACGCATTCAAGCTGCTGAAAATTGGGAGCGTGATAAAAATTTTAAAGAGACTGGTATTCGTGAATTAGATAGTGAGCGTAGAGAACGTGAGGCAGAAGAAGCTGCTGAACTAGAGCGTGATATTGAGCGTTCTGAAAATAAAGATAAATGGGATTGTTATATGACCAATGCTCAGATACAACGTGGTGATTGTGAACCTTATAATCAAATGCTTAAAGCTGAAGAAGAAGCTCGTTTAGAAGCTGAGCGTATTGCTGAAGAAGAACGTCTTGCTGAAGAAAAGCGTCTTGCTGAAGAAAAACGTTTAGAAGAAGAACGTCTTGAGCAAGAGCGTATTGATGCTGAGATTAAAGCTAAAGAAGAGGCTGATGCTAAGGCTGAACTAGAAGAACTAGAAGTTGACTTACCTGACGATAAGGTTCAAGAGTTCGTTGAAGTTGTAAAAGAAGTTGAAGAGTTTATAGAAGATTTAATTATTGAAGAAGAGGTTATAGAGATACCTGAAGTTATTATAATAGAGCCTATAGAAGATGAGTTGGATAAAGAGATACCACGAGATGACGACATCCGAGAAGAAGCAATTCAGGAGGAAGATGTCACAGAACAGGATGTACAGGAAGAAGTAGTAGTTCCTGTTGAAGTCATTGTTATTGAAGAGATTACAGAAGAAGAAGTAGAGGAAGTACAGGCTGTTGTAGATACAGCTATTTCTAATGTTGAAGTATTAACTGAAGAACAAGTAGAAGTTGTTGCTGAAGTACTACAAGTTGAATCTGAAGATGTAGAGATTATTGCTGAAGCTGTTAAAGAAGATGAAGTTATAGCAGAGGCAGTAGAGATATTCGTACAGAAAGCTGTCGAGAATAAAGATATAGAAGACTTCACACTTGCTGACGTAGTAACAGAGATACAGTTTGACAACTTTATTGAAAACCCAATAGAAGTATTAATAGATTTAGAAGACCTCTCATTTCAAAACATTGGTGATGATATGACATCAGACCAAAAAGAAAAAGCTCAAGAAGTAGTTGTGCCAGTTATTATTACTAGAATAGTTAGTGCAGCAGCTTTTTTAATTAGGAGAACACTATGATAAAAAAATTATGGAAGTGGATAGTAGATATAATCAAAGAGACACTAAACCTTAGTTGGACTTTAGTTGGTTTGGTTATTGCTACATTAACACTTACTGGTTCTGCACAGCAAATCACAGGACTAGCTACTATAATTACTTTAGTAATATGGTTACTAACAATAAATTTCAGGAAGTAAAATGCTGCAACAAGTGTTGCTGCAAGAAAGGTGGACAAGATGAAACTAACAGTAGTTAGAACACAGATGGGTAAAGATGCTACTAATGGCATCCTACTTATTGATGGTTTGTTTGAATGTTATACACTAGAAGACCAGTATCAAGCAGTAAAGGTTATGCACGAGACTTGCATACCTGAAGGAGAATACGAAATTAAGTTTCGTAAAGTAGGTGGTTTTCATCAACGTTATAGTGAGCGATATCAGAATGCACACTATGGTATGTTATGGTTACAAGATGTACCAGGATTCGAGTACATACTTATACACTCTGGAAACACAGATGAGCATACTAGTGGTTGTCTTATTGTAGGAGATACACAACAAGATTTAGAATTAAGTAAAGACGGTTTTGTCGGACAGAGCAGACTTGCATATCAAAAATTATACAGGAAAGTTTCAGCAGTATTATTGCAAGGTCAACCTGTATTTATAGAGTACACAACTATAAATAAACTCTTAAATAATGAACCTGATAACAAAGATAAAGACCATTTAGTTTTAGCAAGTAGCGTATATGAAAAACTCGAAGAGATAAATGGTGGGGTCATACAACTAAATGCTAAAATAAAAGGTAGAGTAATAAGTTAATATAGGAGTAATGATGAGTTCAGAACTTAAACAAATGCTTGAAAAAACATTATGGACTTTTGTTGAAGCCTTCATTGGTGCTTTAACAGTAGCCCCACTTGTTGGTGTAGATGCTAGTGCAGTGCAATTAGCAGCTATGTCAGGTGCAGGTGCAGCTTTAGTTGTAGTGAAAGAATTTGCTAAGAAGCAAGTATCTGGTGGTTCAAGCCAACAAAAAGTTAGTAAGTAAAACAAATAGCAAAGCCGAGGGTGTTATCCTTTCTACCTCGGCTCTTGCTTACTCTTCTTCTTGCGAAGATAACATTGACTCGTTGTAATCAGCAACGAATTTTTCTATTAGGCTATCTACCTTAGTCATATCTAATTTAGCTAGTATAGGTCCTTTAGAAACTTCCTGTCCACCTAAAGAATTAGCTAACTGAATAGCCCAATTCTTTAAGTGTTTAGGTTCGATAAATATATTTATCTTTTTCATTAGAAAGGTAAATCTCCTTCTGGGATGTCTTTCATGTCTGGTAACTTAATACCATTCTGTACTGCAGCGTAGTCCTTCCAACTTTCAGGAGTTTGCTTATTATCCATCCACCAGGACTTAGCAAATACCTTACCGTCTACAGTGTCTCCTGCTGTACAATTACCCATAGCTTCACATCTGAAGTCAGGGCTTGTAGCTTTGTTCTTTTCTTCTGTCTTGTAGTATTTGACAGAACTACCACACGGACATATAAGTCCATTGTCATTTATTGCAAGAGAACCATTAGGGTGCTTATCTTGTCTTCTATCACCGAAACCTGCGTCCTTAATAGCCTTTACAGGGTTATCAGAGGATGTCGAGACAGGGGAAGACTTAACATCCCCTGACACTTCCTTTGACTTTTGAGGCGCTGATTCAGAGGTAGTAGGTGCGACCTTAGACATTTCTTCTGCACTAGGACGTTTCTTATTACTACCTTGATATTTCCAGTTAGCTAACGCACGACCTATAGCTGAAGTCTCACAGTTCTCCATCCATGCGTCTGCATTAGCAAAGCCACCTTGACCTTTTATTTCTTGTGCGATACCAGTTGATACTGGATTAGCATCTTCTTTGTCTGTGTAAATCATAGCCTTTACTACGACCATAGAACCATCATCACTGATAGATACTACTTCGGTCCAGACACGACCGTTTGGATTATCTTTCCAAAATTTCTTGAGTCTATCCTCAACCATTTCATAGTCGTTAGGATTAAACTTTGGCATATATACCTCCTGTCTCTATTAACTGTATTTTATATTGTCTTCGTTTATAACTACATCAATTGTTTTTTTATTTTGTGCTTGACCAAATAACTTACATAAAACGTTGATACAAACTAGTGCTGCATCTTTTACACGTAGTTTTTGACCACAGTAGTAACACATATTACTCCTCTAAATTCACCAAATATTCTGCTGTTACGCCTTTGTTAGGTTTAACAAACAAACAAAACTGTGATGGTCTACCCATACTTGCTAACTGTTCTTGTGCGAAAGTGTTATAACTTTCAGTACTACCGTTAACCCATACACGTGTATCGTTTATATACATAGTGGTAGGTGTGTGATAATGTCCACATACAGCATGTGTGAAGTTCTCCATCAGTCCGTTTGCTGCTAAAGATTTCCAACCTAGTATTTTTTTATTGTATCCGTACCATGGTATGCCTGCGTGTCCTCGTATCTGGTCACCATGAAAACACATGAACTTAGCTTTACGTCCTAAGTTTGCAACTAGATACCAGTTACGCTCGTTACCACCGTCTGGAACTATAAACTTTATTCTTGGTTCATTGGCAAACATTGTCTCTAGGATTTTACCTAGCATACGGTCTGCGTTAGTTTCTGGATTGTAATCTCTACGACTACGTCCACCTAGCGCACCATGATTACCTATGACCCAGTAAACATCTACTTCTTCAAACTCTGATAGGAGGATAGAGAAAAATTTATGCAGTATCCTTGGACCATCAACTGTTACTTGACGATACAAAGATGCATCGATTAAGTGTGACTGTCCAGGAAAAATCAATTCTCCTTCTACTATATCTCCTAAGCACATCACTGCAGCTTTTTTTACAGGATGTGAATGACGTTGCAATCTCGCCAATTCAGAGATTTTATGCGCGTAACGTACCACCCTTTCTTCAGCAATGGCAGTGTCATACGTAGGCGTAGTCTTTGCTAGCTGAATATCTGATAGTAATGGTACACAGATTTCCTCACCTGCAGTCTTCTTTGACTTAGGTGGTGGCTTAACAGGTGGCAAGTCTAAGGATACGATACCGTCTTTCACGGCACGATAGACTGCTTCCATCAAGTCAGCATTCTTGTCTTTGAGTTTGTCGATACGCTTGAGTAAACGTTCGTTGGTTGCTTTAAGTTCTGCATACTTGCCGTCTGTAACTTCAGCAAGTAGCTCGCTTATTTCTTCTTTACTTCTTTTAACCATGACCGTACCGAAGTTGGAGTAATAGATACACTGTACTCATCATTGAGTACGTCTGATATCTTTACTGAGTTTACTAATTTGCCCTGATTTACTAGATTTTCTACAGCATCTAAGAAACTTTGAGCATCGTCACTAACGTTCTCGTACCATTTCCCAGTAGATTGCTGTATCTCTTCTAGCAATTTTTCTATATCTTTTTTCACTTCTCTTATGTTAGCATAGGTTTGCGACACTTCTTGTATATATATAAAAATATAACGCACGCGTATCAAGACAAAATTTTTTTCTTTGGACTCGCACGCGTATTGAGACCAAAAAAAAAGGGGGACGAGCGCTTGCGCGTCCGTCCCCCTAAACGTAGGTTAAATGGATGAAAACCTACGTTTTGTTAACGTAGGCTTTAGCCCACTCTTTTGCTTTATCTATATTCGGTATAGGAATGATGTTACCATTTTTAATCTTTTGCAATGCATCAGCCATCAATGGTTGATTGAACTCGCATGCTGTCATCTTACCGAACTGATTTTTTTCTGGTCTGATACCAGATACTTGCAAGTCAGATACAATGATACGTGGTTCTTGTTGTGTAGCTAACCAGTCTAACGCAGGTCCATCTACAATGTTCTGCATACCATGCTTTGGTATTGTACCTACGTACTTACCATTCTCTGCAAGTATGGATAAACTACCGTGTGAAACATTACCGTCATAAGGTATCATCTCTAAGTCTTCAGTATCACAACCGTAGTACATAGCAACAGTACCTGCAGGTAGAGTATGAATTAGTTCTTCAATATCCTCTTCTGACAGAGACATAGAACCAGATACATCGATAAGTACAGTACCTCCATCACGTTTTGTTTTGTTAGTAAAGATTTTCTTATCGGTAGTATATCTGTTCATTGCACTTGGCTTAACACCCATATCTGATTTCTTCTTCGCTACAGTTTGTAACTTAGTAGGAAGTCGTCTATCAAGTCTAGGCTTGACGATATTCATGTTACCCCACTTGTATTCTTTGGCAGCCTCTCTTCGCATCATGTCTTTAACAACATCTTCAAGGTCGTCCATATCTTCGTCATCAAGAACATCTAAGCCGTCTATATCAAGTTCTACTGATTGCATTAGTTCAGATGGCATGAGTATTTCTCTATCAGATAATTTCTCTAGCTCATCATGCATGTACTGTGCTACTTGTTTAATCTTTTTGTTAGACACATCCATAGCATCAGTACGTGTACTTAGCATCTGCTTGTAACCTTCTGCAAGTATATCTTTGAAATCTTTGTATATTCGGTTGATATACTTAGAGTCTTCAACTGCATACTCTCCAAACAATGCTTCTTCAAACATGTGCTGCATACTATAGTCACTGCCGTTAAGTATCTTTGCAGTAAGACCAGGTTGAGATGATATATAGTTAAGTAACTGTGCATAGTCTGGTTGACCTAACGGTACTTGTTTAGCAAACCAGTCAGCAATAAAACGTAAGTCTTGTTCGCTGTAAACTATTTCAGAATAGTATGTAATGATATTGCCATCCCATCTAGTTTTATCACCCCATCTATCTGATACATAACTGTTAGCTTTCTTTGCAACATACCAGTCGCAAGAGAAATCAATAGCAGATTTTATGTATTGTTTCATGTGTGATACACCAGCCATCTTACGTGGCTTACCATACTTAGCACGAACAACTGCATTAAGTTTCATAAACTTGTATGCCATACCTTCTAGGTCATCCATCCTAGACTTGATAACTTTCTCTACGTGGTCAATGGATTGGGCAGTAGATTTCTCTACTACCCATTCTCCATCTTCCAGTGCCAGTCCAATCAGAGGTTTGCGTTTATAAGGTCTGCTAGAACTCTTTCTAAGATTAAACATCTTGTAGTTCCAAACTATCTATCACATCTGTTGCGTAGTTACCAAAACACACACGTGCTGCAGTTTCCTGTTCTACACCTCGTTGGACTAGATTTGCAAATTCTTTCCAAGAACGAATTGACATAGGCAATTGATTATCGTAATCATCTGCATGTCTTTGGAAAGCACCTTGATACTTTTCTGGTAGAGCCTGAATAGCTTCTGGATGCACTGAGTTGATATTAATCTTTACAGCAAATCTGTCAGCTAGAGCTTCTGGCAAATCTTCTGGTGTACCATTCATAGTGGCAATCACGTTGAAGCCTTGCTTAGGTTTTACCAATTCTTTATCTTGATTCGGTAAAGTGAAACGAGCAATGTCTGCATCGTCTAAGATAGCATGCAACACAGATGTAACATCTGGTCCTGCGTGGTCTATCTCATTGAGTACAAGACGTGTACCCTCTCTCCAGGCTTTGATACCCACTCCGTCATTCCAATCGAACGTACCTTTTTCATTAGGTATGTAGTGTCCAATAATCTCTGACGCAGAGCTATCGACTGTCAAGGTTGTGCTGTAGACATTAGTATTACTAGGCACGTTTGTCTTTACAGCTTGGTATGTTTTACCTGTGCCTGGCACTCCATAGAGTAATACTCTCTCTGAATTGCCTATTACTTTGTTGAATTGTTCCCAACAATTATCCATTTTATTCTCCATTTCTTTTATATTATTCTTCTTCAGTCTCGGATAGACTTCTAAAGAAATTCTTTTCAGCTTCAGCTAAGTAATCTTCTACCTGTTCGATAGTAGCCTTAGCATCATCTTTGAACTTTTCTTGTGCATCTTCATAGAGTGCTTTCTCGTAGAAGTTTGACTCAGGTATATCTAGCCATGCATAAGGACGGATAGTAGGGATGTTCTCCCATTCGTCTCCATCTATATCAATAGTTACTTGTGTCCACTCAAGTGTCTTGTAACCAGTACCATCGTTACCTGATGTAAATTCAGAGAACTCTACTGTAGGTACATTGAAGCTAGCACGTACGTGTGGCATAGTTAATTTACCTGCTTTATGATAGTGTGGCATTGCTAAGATACACTGTATAGGTATCCCATCAAGTATCACTCTGTCTGTTATATCTTCCATAGTAAGTTTGTCATTGAGATTTTCTTTGAACAATCCCCTACGTAATGAACGATTGTAACCTTTCTCTATTGCAGTCTCGTTAAGTCTGTTAAGGACTTGTGGAGTTACAACAAGATAGTTGTATTCGTGTGTTTGTATTCGATAATTAATTTGCATATTCCTCCTATTCTTTAATGCAACACATTCTGGAGCAATCCTCCTGATATGTATTATCTGTTATCTTTTCTTCTAGCTTTGTGTAACACTGTCTACACATTGCGTATCCTTCTATGACTGGTATAGATATAGTGATATCAATCTCTGCATTGCAGGTGTCACATACCCATAGGTCATCTGGAATTGGCGTGTCAACAAGCACGTCTATGAAGAAGTTGCCTGCATCTTCATGTTGCTTTTTCATCTCTGCATAGTGGTATTCAGAGTTAAGTCTGTCTACTTTTCTATGTTCGATTGGATTGTTAATCCATAATATGGAACTGATATCCATTATTCCTCCTTTGCTATAGATAGCTTGAAAGATACGATTAACGTGGTCTGCAATTAGTTGTTTCGTGTCTAGGTAGTAATGAACTACCAACCATTATCATATCCTTCAAGCTATCTACCGACTAGCGTTTCCTTAACCCCTACTAATCGTTCACCATACTTCTAGTTAAGTGAGCATTGTTATAGATAGTTGTAGATATTTAGTGTGTATATTTCTACTAAATTGCTATCTCATAAATAGCTTGTAACTTACAGGATTATGTTTGGTTTCTCTATTTTGTCTGCAGACTTTCCTCAGCCTCCTATAAGCTACAAGCTATCTACGTTCAGTAGTACAGGGCAAAGGGCGTACCTGTATTCTTACTTGTAGATAGCTGTATGTGTTGGTACAACAGGGTTGTGAGTACCTTGCACCGAGCCACAGAAAGGCGTAGGGTAAATCAATCAAAACCCCTACTTATAGTACGAACTCAGTGCAAGCTACTCACTGTCCCATAAGTAGCTCTTGAGAAATTATTCTTCCTCAAACTTTGTTTTTAAGAATGCATCAATGTTCTCGATACCTTCCTGAGCTTCATCAGCAATAGTGTTTGCTGCAGCTACGTGCATGTTTTCAATGATGTCTGGATTACCAAACATTAATAACTGTGGTTCTTGCCAGAACATAAAGTTATTTTGGTCGTTCATAATTTCTAGTATCTGATGAGCTAGCAATCTTACAAACCCTGCAGGTATTGGCATCTCTGGTACAACACCTTCGTGTACTTCCTTTACTGTTTCATCAAACGCATCTTTGTTATGCTTACCTATATAGTCAATGATAGCTTCGTATCCTTCACCTTTGCCATCGATAATCTCGTCCAAAGTTTCACATATAAATTCTGTATACTTCACAACCTGGTTACCTACAGCAACTTGAACTTGTTTAGCTATCCATTGCCCTAACGCATCTGGAAAAGAACTTGCTTCCATTGTGTAATCTACCACAGATAAATCTTCTGCATCAGCTCCCCTTGTGTTACCACCGAACTGTACAAACGCTCTACCAAAGTATGTTCTCTTCTCAAACTCTCTGTTCGATACATTCTCTTCGTTGAAATTCTCAAACTTCTTAGGCATGACTTACTCCTCTCTTTGTGTTTGCTTTTCTTACACTGCCGTACCCACATGTGAAACACTTGACCATGTTAAGTACAGATGATTTGACGTTAGCAAGTTGTCCTGTCACGACCATGTTGCCTTGTCTACAATTGTCACATAGCATTATATGAATGGGGATAATACAAACATACAAGGTTTGTGTGACTTGAACTCTTTAGCTATTGCATCAGTACTATCATCTAGCATTGATACCATCTTATCGATTAGTTCAATAGCTTCTTGTTGAGATACATCAGAAGTAAAGTTAAAATCAACTACCAATGTATTCTCATCTACCTTTGTATTCTCATCCTTATATTCATATATCATTCTTCTTCTCCAATCACTTCGTTTAGCCTTTGATATATAGCTCGCACTAATGCTTTATTCTCAGTGCCTCTACCCATAACTGCATCAGCTATGGAAGTATCAGCTCCTATCGCCTCAGCCATATCTCTATATATTTTGTTAGCTTTGTTCATCTCTAGTATCATTCCATCAATGAACTCTTGTGCCGTGAATGTAGTTACTTTATCCATTTCA